AATATAAATTACCAACCACTTTAAAAGAGGGTTACAAAACGTTAAAACAAGAGTTACAATGGCAATAGAAAAAACAATTAATTTAAACGTTAATAGTAAAGACGCTGTTAAAGGGATAAATGATTTAGAAAAAAGTATTGACGGAGTAAATAAAGAAGTCCAAGGTACAAACAAATCGACCCAAGCAATGAGTGGAACTCTTGACAAGGCTACTGGTGGTGCGGTTTCCAAATTCGCAGCGTTTAAGGGTGCTATTGGTAGCGTTACAACAGGGTTTAAATCTTTAAGGGTTGCAATTATAGGCACTGGGATAGGTGCTTTATTAATAGCTGTCACAGCTTTAGGTCAAGCATTTACAAGAAGTGAAGAAGGGCAGAATAAATTCGCTAAAATACTAGGCGTTATTGGTAGCGTTACAGGAAACCTTTTAGACTTATTAGCTGATTTAGGTGAGAATATTATAAGTGTTTTTGAGAATCCTAAACAAGCAATAACAGAATTCGCTAACTTAATTAAAGACAATATTGTTACTCGGTTTGAGGGGTTGTTGAATTTAATACCAAATCTAGGTAAAGCGGTTGAGCAATTATTTAAAGGCAATTTTAAAGAAGCAGGTAAGATAGCTGCTGATAGTGTGGGTAAGGTTGTTTTAGGTGTTGATAGTGTTACGGATAGTGTTAACAATGCGGTTGAATCGGTTAAAGATTTCGGTAAAGAAATTAAAGCAGATGCGGAATCAGCAGCAAAAATTGCAGACCAAAGAGCAAACGCAGAAAAAAAAGCTAGAGATTTAATAGTTGAAAGAGCTAAGGCAGAGCAGGATATTGCAAGGCTAAGGGAAAAAGCGGTTAGTAAAGATAAATTTACAGCAGAAGAAAGAATTAAATTTTTAGAGGAAGCAGGTCAAATAAGTAGCGACTTAGCAGCCAAAGAAACTGAAGTAGCAAAGCTAAGGTTAGAAGCTAAACAAACTGAAAACGCATTAACCAAAAGCAATAAAGATGATTTAAACGAAGCAGCACAATTAGAAGCTAGTGTTATACAATTAGAAACGCAAAGACTTAATTTGCAAAAGCGATTGAGTACGGAACTTTTAACCGCTAGAAACGAGGCGAAAGCAGCAGCAAAAGAAGAACCAGAAGTAATAGATAAAAAACTTCTAAAGATTCAAGAAATACAAGAAGCATATAGGCAAAAACAAAAAGACAAAGATGCTGAAACGGAACTTGAAAAAATAAACCTTGAAGAAGAACGTAAATTAGCTGAACTTGAAAGACTAGGTGCAACCGAAGAACAGAAACAAAGTATAATTGATTTTTATAATGGCAAAAGACTAGATAACAAAACAGCACTTGACAAGGCAGAAGTTGAAATTGATAAAAATACTGCAAAGGCAAAACAGGAAAATTTAGCAAAAGTTGGAAATGCTTTAAGTTCATTCTCAGAATTGGCTGGTAAAGAAACTGCTGCTGGTAAGGCTTTAGCCATTGCATCTACATTAATACAAACCTATCAATCTGCTCAAAGTTCTTACGCTTCTTTAGCTGGTATTCCTGTGGTAGGTCCAGCTTTAGGTGTTGCTGCTGCTGGTGCTGCTGTGTTTGCTGGTATGAAGCAAATACAAAACATTAAGAAAACTAAAGTTCCTGGCGGTGGTGGTGGTGCTTCGGCTGGTGGTGGTGCTTCGGTTGGTGCTGCTCCAACCCCTCCAAGTTTTAATGTAGTAGGTTCTAGTGAAACAAGTGCTTTAGGGGATGCGGTTGCAAGTCAAACAAACGAACCAGTACAGGCTTATGTAGTTTCAAACGATGTAACAACAGCACAAAGTTTACAGAACAATATCGTTGAAGGTGCTACAATATAAAAAACAAAAATAAATAAATTTAATTATATATTATTATGAGAATAGTCGAATTAATATTAGACGAGGAAAGCGAACTAGGAATTGAAGCCATTAGCGTTGTAGAATCTCCTGCTATTGAAGAAGATTTTGTTGCTCTAAAAAGCCAAGAATTTAAACTAGCAGAAATAGATGGAGAGCGTAGGATATTAATGGGTGCTTTATTGATACCTAACAAGCCTATTTATAGACGTAACGGAGAAGATGAATACTATATATATTTCTCAAAAGATACTGTCTTAAAAGCGTCCCAGATGTATTTAATGAATAGTAAGCAAAACAACTCAACACTAGAACACCAATACGAATTGGAAGGTTTAAGTTTAGTTGAATCTTGGATTGTTGAAGATAAGGTACACGATAAGAGCGTGAAGTTTGGGATGGATTTACCTTTGGGAACTTGGGTCGGTTCTGTTAAAGTAAACAATGATAAAATCTGGAAGGAATTTGTCCAAACGAAAAAAATTCGCGGTTTCAGTATTGAAGGATATTTCGCTGATAAGATGGAAATGGAACGCCCAAACGATGCAGCAATAAAAGACGAACTTGCACAAATAGAAGAAGCCGAAGCAGAATATTTACTAGCAGAAATAAAAGCTATTATTAAAAATGATAAGCGAGTAAAGGGTGGTAAAAAAATGGTTTTAGAAAGCTATTCAGATTATCCTAGTTCAGTAAGTAACAACGCTAAGAGAGGGTTAAAACTTAATGAGGCTGTAAATAATAAATGCGCTACACAAGTCGGTAAAGTAAGAGCGCAACAATTAGCACAAGGAAAACCAATCAGCAAAGAAACTATAAAAAGAATGTACTCTTATTTGTCAAGAGCAGAAGCGTATTACAAACCAGAAGATACAGAAGCTTGTGGAACTATATCGTTTTTATTATGGGGTGGCAAATCGGCTAAAACGTGGGCAGAAGCTAAACTTAAACAACTAGAAAATGATTAAATGGTCTAAATATTTTACACCTAGTAGGACAAGCCCAAAGGGTGGGCGTAAAGGTTGCCTATGCAGGGATAGGGATGCTTACTCTATTGAATGTTGTAATGGAGATATAATATCTCAGGGTATCGGTTCAATTTCTAAAAATGAAAATGCAAATTAAATTAATCTAAATTATATATAAGTATGAAATCAAACAACGTGATTGAAAAAATCAAAGACGTTCTAAACCTTAACGAAGAAGTTAAGCTAGAACAAGCTAAACTAGACAACGGTACAGTCATTGAGGCTGATTCGTTTGAAAGTGGCGTGGAAGTGTTTATCGTTACAGAAGATGAGAAAGTTGCTTTGCCTATTGGCGAGTACATATTGGAAGACGGTAAAATATTAGTGGTAGCAGAATAAGGTGTAATTGCTGAAATCAAAGATGCTGAAACTGAAGAAGAAGTTGAAGAAACTGAAGCAGAAGAAGTTGAGGTTGAAGCGGCTGAAGAAGAAGAAATGGGCTATGCTACTAAAGAAGAACTAGCAGAAGTAAAAGATATGATTGAAGAAATCAAAGCAATGCTAGAACCAAAAGAAGATTTGAGTTCTGATGACTTAGGAAACCTTTTAACAGAAGAATTAGCTAAACACGAAAGAGTAGAGTTAAACGAAGTACCTGTTGAAGTACAAGCTGAGTTAAATGAACCAAGTGCTGAGCCTATCGTATCAAATCCAGAAGTACATAAAACTATCTCGAAATTTAGTGTTTCTAAAAACAGAAAAAGCACTACTATTGATAGAGTAATGTCAAGACTAAACAATTAATAACAACTAAAAACTAAATAAAATGAGTGTATCATTAACAACAACTTATGCAGGTGAATTTAGTGGCAAATACATTGCTGCTGCTTTACTATCTGCTGACACTTTGGATAAGGGTTTAATTACCGTAATGCCAAACGTAAAATTCAAATCTGTAATTCAAAAGGCTGCTACTGATGACATCGTAAAAGATGCTTCTTGTGACTTCCAAACAGATGCAGGAACGCTAACTTTAACAGAAGCTATCCTACAACCAGAAGAATTTCAAGTGAACCTTGATATTTGTAAGAAAACATTACACGATTCTTGGGAAGCTGAAAAAATGGGCTTTAGTGCTTTTGATGAATTAGCACCAAGCTTTGCTGATTTCGTAATCGGACACGTTGCTTCAAAAGTAGCAGATAGAACAGAGAAAAATATCTGGTCTGGTTCAACTGCAACAAGCGGACAGTTTGACGGATTTGCAACTTTATTAGATGCTGACACAAACCTTCCTTCAGGTCAAGATTTAACAGGTGCTGCAATTACATCAGCAAATGTTTTAGATGAACTAGGTGCTGTTGTAGATGCAATTCCTACGGCTGTTTACGGTTCTGAGGATTTACATATCTATGCTGCTTCTGATGTAGTACGTGCTTACACTCGTGCTTTAGGAGGATTCCAATCGGGCGGACAAGGTGCAAACGGATACGAAAACAAAGGAAACAACCAGTCTTTAGGTTCTTTATTCTTTGATGGAATTCCAGTAGTAGCTATTAGAGGTGCAGCAGCAGGAACGATTATCGCTGCTGAAAAATCTAACTTATTCTTTGGAACAGGTCTTTTAAATGACTTGAACGAAGTACGAGTAATTGATATGGCTGAGAATGACGGTTCACAAAATGTACGTATCGTAATGAGATTTACAGCAGGTGTTCAGTATGCACAAGTAACTGATATCGTTTACAGAAAAACTGTATAATAATTAACTAATCAAATTTAAAGGGGTGGGTTCTGCCTACCCTTTTTTATTTACAACTATTTGATAGTCAAGTAGTTAACTAAAAAAAAATAAACAACTTATGGGATGCATTATCACAAGCGGACGTAAAGTACCGTGCAAGTCAGCAGTCGGAGGGATTAAAACTATCTACTTTGCAGATTACGGAACTTTAGGAGATGCGACAATCGTAGCTGGCGAAATAACAGCAGTATCTTTAACTCCAACGTGGTTTCAGTTTGATGTAAAAGGTAACAGTTCAATGGAAACTGCTATTACTTCAAGCCGAGAAAACGGAACGACTTTCTATGATACTACACTTAATATGACTTTGACATTTCAAGACAAAGCTACACAGGAAGAACTTAAACTAATCGCACACGCACGTCCACACGTTGCTGTTGAAGATTATAACGGAAACTTCTTTTTAGTAGGACTTGAAAATGGCGGTGATGTAAACGGTGGAACTATCGTTACAGGAGCTGCAATGGGAGATTTAACAGGTTACACATTAACGGTGAACGCACAAGAAACTGCACCGCCTTACTTTGTAACATCAACTGTAATTACTGACGATGCTTCAGCGGTTCAAATTGACCCAACGGCTTAATTAGTACTTTTACTTGTAAAATGGGGTTATCTTAACGGATAGCCCTTTTTTTATATCTACACAATACAAAATATTTGTTTTTTATTTATATATTAATATGAAGTTAATAAGCACAAGCGGAAATAAAAGCTTTAAGATAATTCCAAGAGAATTTACAGTAGGTACATTGAACCTAAAATTGACTAGCGAAAGTACAAACAAAACTATTACAGTTGATGCTACATCGGTTATAAATGGTAATTATATTTCTTTTGATGCTGTTTTTGGCACTTTAACTGAAAGCGATTTTTATATATTAGACGTTATTTATTCAAATAACATAATTTATAAGGATAAGATTTTTTGCACAGACCAAGCAACTAACCAAAGTAATGATGAATATTATAGCGTAAATAAAGACCAGTATATAAGTGAAGAGAGTTCGGATAACGAATTTATAATAATATAAATATGAACGATTTAAGAATAGTAAATTTAAGTACCTACACAACACCAGATATTGTTGAGAAGTCCAATAAAGAATGGGTTTCTTATGGTTCTGATAACAATTATTTTAAGTACTTAATTGACCGATATAATGGTAGCCCAACAAATAACGCTATTATAAACGGAATTAGTGAAATGATTTACGGACGTGGACTAGATGCTTTAAACTCAAATAAAAAGCCAGAACAGTACGCTAAAATGATTTCTTTGTTTCATAAAGATATG